TACTTTACCATACTTAGGAGGACTTTCTTGATCTCCTCCATATACCGAAACAGATTCAACTAAAGGATAATTTTTTTGTATCAATGATTTATAATCATTAGCAGTGACTGCTCTATTTTGAGATGCTGAAAATTTTGGAGCTTTAAATCTAATACTTTCTATAGTTTCTCTCTCAAGTCCGCCTCTAGAATTTATACTAGGAATAATTGCGACACCTACATTACCACCGCCAATTCTCGTACTACAGAAAAATTCTTGATCTATATTGCCAGATACATTACCTAATTTACCATTACTAACTAAATATGTAATCTTAACTAAATTTCCTCTAGTTAATTTTTTACCTAAAATATTATCACCAAAATGTATTTGGAACCTACCGGTTGAATTTTCTTCTAAGAAAAATACTTTAGAAGTACCGTCTAAATTTAAAGTATCATCTGATAGTTCATATAATGCAGATGTAGTATCAACTAATGAATTTTGAACTACTACTTGAATTGTTGTTGTGTCTACATTCTCATTAGGTATAACATATTTTTCAGCTGGTCCAGATAAATCTACAGTATAAGTATATTCTAGTGGAATTCCCTCTACAACTTCAATATCAGTAAAGGTATAAGTACCAACATTCGGCTGTATTGTAACCGCATTAAGATTCACAAAAGTTAAAACATTTTCATCAATTGTTGTCGTGAAAGGGGTAAATCTTTCTAATGTTAAGAATGTAGGATTATTTGTTGGACTAGTAACATCAAATGTTATTTTTGCTCTTGCACCTTGGACCGATAAGGGAGTGTAACCTAAATGTTTTGCAATTGATACTGCTGACGCTCGCTTTACTGCAGAATCCAAAAACATTTCATTTATTACCATACTTGCTAAATATGCGTTGTAATGGGTGTTATATGATAAAACATCTAATAAGATTGATAATCCCGATCCCTCATAATCAAAGTCGGTAAAGTACGGGGCACCGTCATCATCCGTATAATTTTTTAAAAAATCTTTTAGATTAGATTTTATTGAATCAAAATCTAATTCTGCTATTCTAAGATTGGACATTATCTTACTCTATTAATAGTTGTTACTACTGTGATTGGTTCTTCAGTGTTGCTAAGAACAAATGTCACACTTATTTCAACTGCATTTTGAATTGATTTATCAATAACCTGTATATCTACAATTCTAGCTCTAGGTTCGAATTTTTCGATAGTTAACGCAATTGATTTTTCCAGCGCAGTTTTTGTTGCTGGCATTAAGTTCTCAAATAACAAAGAATTTACTTGGCTTCCTATTTCAGGATGAAACGGCCTTTCGTAATTCTTTGTTAGAATTAAATTTTGTATGGCAGTTTTGACCGCATCCGCGTTTTTTCTCGTAAGAATATCTTTAGAATATGGATGCGGCTTAAAAAGCAGATTTAAATCGGTATATCGACGAACTATTCGGTTTACGGTTGCCATTTTTATATTTATTATTTTTGACTGGGTTCTAGGGCAATATTATTTATAGCTCAAAATTAACCATAATTTATAAAGGAATTTTTTGCCCCAGGAGAAGCGGTACTATGATTTACCATGGTACCAATAGGCATTGCTGATTTTGCACCATCTTTTGACGCCGCAACATGGATCCACGTAACAATACTACCGTCAGATTTTTTAGCATACTCTAACAATACCTGTTTATATGCGGTATTTGTTTCTATCCATTTTGCAATTTCGTAGTATTCTGCAGTTGTTTTGCCGGTGAACTGCAAATCTGCAGCTTGACCATAATCATGATCTGACCCTTCATTTTTACTTCTAAAGCCACTTGTAATAATCATATCGGGGTATTGTTCTTTTACTTTGTCTAATACGTTTACTGCAAGATGCTTTAAATTTCCAACAATGTCTGCAGCCGACAATCCGTTTTGAGCCCGAACAGTATATGAACTTGCAGACGGTAAAGTTGAAACATCCCCCAATGTAAAATACTTTGATAATCTTAATGAATCTTGGAAATCTTTAACTCCGTTAAATTCCGAAGTATCCACGGCGGTAGGTCTAACAGTTGACATGCTCACAGAAGATCTTTCAGTATTTGGATTTCCAGAAAGAGATATTAAGTCCCCTACATTGGTTGAAATTTCTTTATTTTTAATTCTGTCATCAGTAAATTTACTATCATTTTTTGCATTACCATCTCCCAAGAACATACTTTCAGGCATAGATGGTCGGTATAAATCTTTAAGATTAACCACATCTGGAGTTTTTGTTTCTGGAGGTTCAGGTACAGTAAGTTTAGTAGATGAAACTTGAATTCCTCCCATCTTTGTTTTAACCACTGCTGCATCTAATAATAATTCTAGGCCGCCTTTGACGCTTGCAGTTGTTGCTGCTTGAAACGCAACTTCTTTAGAGGCTTTACCTGCAAGCGCACCGGCTTTAGCGTTTAATGTTATACTACTACCTTGAATATTAACTGGCCCATCGCTTGTTATTTGAACACTAGATTTTCCGGATAATTTTATATCATCTGCAACTACTTGCACTGTTTGTGCAGCTTGTACTAATGCAGAACGATGGGTTACTATACTGGCATCCCCGTCAATTTCTATATCAGCATCATTTTGTACTAATATTTTTGTTGTTCCACCTACTGTTAAATTGTAGGCACCCTTAACATAAACATATCCATTTCTATCATTTAATTCATAACTATCTCCTACTGTCTTTTTAACAGTAGAACCATTAACATCAATTTCAATATAAGTTCCTGACTTATGGTAAAGATGAATTCTTTCAGCATTAGGACTTGAATCTAATTCAATGACGTGCCCTGCCTCAGTTTCTATAACATGGTTATACGGGTATAAGGAATTATATGCCGACTCTGGTTCTTTCCAGGTACCTTCACTTAAAGCTTTTTTAATTCCTATTTTTCTAATTTTCTGTTTAATCTTAAAATACTTATGTGTTTTATCTTCAACTGCGAGTTTATTAGTATCCGGTTTATCTGAATATTCTAATTTAGGATATATGCCATTTGGATCAGCAAACGATTTATTTTTTGTGGAGTTAGGATCGTTTAAAGGTCCTGAAGGATTAGCATTTGGATTTTTTGGATTATTTAAAACAGATGACTCTTGAATATAGTTTGAATCCGTTTCTTCACTGCCTGTTCTAACAGGATTGCCTGAACTATCGGTAACAACACTACCTGATGTTGTTGTTAATAAATTATTTCCTGCTAAATCTGTTTCAGCGGTTTTCTTATTTGCATTAGGATTTTTTTCATTTTTACCTGCAAGCGTGCCCATCATTACAGGTTGTTGATTTTCTTCATTATCCAAAAACCAACCAAACACCCAAGAACCTTCAACAGGGCCCAATGGTGTTGAACCTACCCCAGAAGTACCGGCTGAAGTTATAGGTTGCATTGGAATAGCCCAAGGCAATTCTTCTCTAGGCAATATTGCAATATCTGCAGTGTGATATCCAAATATTCTTACTCGGCAACGACCCAATTTTTCAGGATCTTTTCTATCCTCAACTACACCTACCCACCAAGTAAAATTTGTTCCGCCGTATACGTTATTCATCTTATATTGCCTTATTCATTTATAGTATTACTAGATTCGGCTTCAAGCGAATCTTTAATAACTTCCATTGACATACTATGTCTAAATATATTAATTTTATGATTAATAGCAGTTATTAAATATCTTCCGGAAAATTTAGGATCAATCTGATCTTTAGCTATATCTGCTTCTGAAGGCGGATCCATATTTGGAAAAGTAATATCTATTATTTGACCAGCTTCCACATCGGTTCTACCATGTATTATTATGTTTAATTTTAAGTTGTCCAATTCTTTCATATTAGATAAACGATTACTGTAGATTTCGCCCATGCGTTCATTAGTATTTTTATTTTTATCGGTGTAAAGTTTTGGGTATTTTGGATATACTCTAATATGAGAATCTGTTTTTTTCAACACGCTATTAGGATTAAAAAATGGGATAGGAGATTGAGAACTATGCGTATATTTAAAGTATTCTTTAGTATAGTCATACTCAGTTACTTCTTGTTTTTTATTATAAAGATTTAATGATATTAATTTGCTTGCAAAATATCCAGAATTTAATCCAACTACGTGGTCTAAGCCATTTAATACTTTTAAATCTGTTATAAGAGTCATTTTTTCTTCAAGATCATCTGTACCTACAGATACGCTGGTCGGCGCATATCTATAATTCCCTATAGATCGCCCGTCTCGAAATATGGTTTCAACACTACCAAAATAAAACGATTTATTAGATTCCCAGAATAAAAAATTACAGGCTGTGCCGTCTTTAGGAATAGCTTTTTTTGCCAGCCAATTAATACATTTAATTGGCGACCAACCGGTACTTATAAATCTAACATAGTTATCTGCATCATTTAATAATTTCAATCCCGTTTTACCACTTGAAGATAACGATTTATTACTATAAACCACAT